TTTTCGATTTGAAATAACCAAGTAAAATATCTTGGATCTGTAATTAAGAAAATGGCATCAATTTTTTCCATTTCCATAATTTGTCTAACTAGATCTGGATTTCCATATCCATCAGTAGGATATAATACTACAGAAGCATCTTCTATACCAGTCATTTTTCCTGTATCTTCAGATAAATCTAAACGTTTACCTTTTTCTGGGTGATTAATTGCTCCAGCTAATTGAACCCAATTGTATCTATGGGATGTGTGAATAACCATTTCACGGGCAATATGAGCTACACCTGAGTGTACTCTTATGTCATCTGTAAGTAACAAGATTTTTTTACGATCCTCTCTTTTAATGTAACCTTCTTTCATTTAATATTTTATTTTAATTTAATATACAAAACATTTTTTAAGTATCCAAATATTGATTATTCTTCTATAGAATCTGCAATACTTGTATTGTGGATCATTTTTCTAAAATCTTCATTTGATAGATACAAGAAAACAGCTCTATCAGCTAATTTTTGAAATGAAAATTTTCTTTTTACACATTGAATTTTAAATTCTTCAAACATGTCACTTTGGATTTTTACACTTGTTAGTGTTAGTTCTTTTTTAGTACTCATAATATTATATTTATTTTTTAATTATATACGATGATACATATATAGGGATTCTATAAAGATGCAGAGCACAATTCCTTATTATCTTTATATGGACAAAAGAAACAAGTTTTTTGAGATGGGGTAGGTGTATGGGATTTGTTTTTATACCCATTTTCATCAAATATTTCTTCAATAAAATCATTTAATGCTTTATTTGCTTTGCTTAATTTTATTTTACCTGAAGGTGGAATAAAGTCTTGAATTCTTGAGATAGGGAAATCAGCATTTTCATATATTTTTCTCCTTAAAATGAAAAATTTGATACTAATACTATCTATTGGAATATTAAATTGAGCTGAAAGGAATTGTTTATATAATATTAATTGAAATTGTTTATCCTCATCTTTTTTAGTATCAGCATCCCAGCCTCTAGTACTGGTTTTAATGTCGATTATTTCAAATGTATTGGTTGGTTCATGATATAATACAACATCCAAGAATCCTTGGTATATGACATTGTTAAATTCAGGATGTGGTGTAATTGAAATTGGGACTTCACATCCTACTAGATAATATCCTTTTTTAGAGAAATATAAGTTACGTTTTTTCTTTAAATAAGATAATATTTTAAGACCATCCTCAAAAAATTCTCTCAATTCTTCAGATGAACTAAAATGTTGTTTTTTATTTTTATCATATTGAGTTTTATATTCGTTTCGATATGCTTCTTCAAATATAGATTCAATATCTTCTCTATCAGCTTCTGCTCCACTTTTTTCATACATAACATCTAAATAATGTTGAATAGCAACATGAAGTGCAGTTCCAAACACAGTATGAATAGTTGAAGTAAATACTTTATACCCGTCTTTATATTGAAGAGACCACCTGTGAGGACAACTTCTATATAAAGATAGTTGGGAATAAGAAATGTTTTTTTGAAAGGAGTAGTCTATTTCTCCTTGTTTAAAACTTCTTATTTCCTTAACTATTTGAGGTATTTTTTTACTTTTAGTCATATTTAAAATTGTGGATCATATTCAGCCTCTTCTATTTTTTTTCTATTTTCTATTTCTCTGTTTAGATACCAGGCTGCTTTTTCAAGTTCTTGAATTTCTACATCTTTTTTTCCACATCTGGAGATATATTTTAAAACATTACCTATATTAAAATTAGCGTTCCATGCTTCTATTACTTTAATAGCTTCATATGGATTACTTTCTCCCCCATAATGTTTTGGATGATTTACTTTGTCCATTATTTAATACTTAATTTAGCTTTTTTAATTAATTTATCTGATTCTTTTGATTCAACTCCCATTTCATTCAATATTTCTCTAACACCACTACCTCTTAGAATATCAATATAATGTTCTGCTTCTCCAAGAGAACAGTCAAAATATTTTGCTATATATTCTTCTAATTCTTTTTGTTCTTTTTTAGCTTCATTTTTAATATATTTGAGCCACATTTTTCTTTTAGGTATCATCTCTTTATAAATTGAATATATTTGTTTTTTATTTTGGGGGTTGATCTTTTGTACAAGGTTAACAATATCAATATAATCTTGATTCATACTCACATAACGGTGAACCATGTAACTATTCCAAGTATCCCATGACTCGTCTGAAATGATGTCTAGAGGAGATTTATTTACTGTTATCTCCTCTAACCATCCAAAAATGTTTTTAATCTGTTTCTTAGATTGTGTCATTTTTGTATTCTTCTCTCAATTCTGTAGGAATAGTACTTTCTAAAATTTTACCAGAAACTGGATCATAGAATACAGGAATTGGCATTACTGCATCTTCTTTAGCTCCTACTACAAACTTAGATACTTTTCTAAGCAATACACCTTGTTGGAATATTTTGTTTCCATCTGGTGTTTCAATTGATGTTGTTGACTTTAAGTCAATGTTTACTTGTGGTTGATTTTCCATTTTTATTTGTTTTTATGTTGTTGTTTATAATCTAAAAAGAATCCTATTGCTACTATAATATTCATTCCACAGGATGCTAATATTTCATGTATATCTTCATAGACAGTGTGCATTAAATGAATATGACCTACTGTCCAGAAAGGTACGGACAAATTTTGAGAAATCCAAATAATTAGGTATCTAAGGAAATTTATCATATTACTTTAGGTTTCGCTAATTCTATTAACTTTGAAATCAAAGCCATACAATTTATCTCTTTGTCTATTCTGAATGTTGATTGAAATGAATATTCATTTATATAATATGCTACTATTCCTTCATTTCCACTAGCATAATGTTCAGCATTGTCAAATAAGAAACGATATAGTTCTTCAAAATCTTGAACATTTGCATTAGCTATAATTTGTCTAATTTCTTTCCAATCCGGTTTTTTACCGCATAGTAATTTAAGAACCTGCGTCATATAGTTGGATGAAACGAGTATCGATTTATCTACAGTAAGTGTATTGTTATGTGTAGATAATTGAATAGTATTAAGGATTTTACGTAGATCTGGGTAGAATTGGTTTACAATTGTAGCCACATCTTCTAATTCAAATGATATTTTTTCTTGATCCAAGATCCAAGCAGCATGTTTAGCTACATCTTTTTTAGTTGGGGGTACAATTTTAAGTACTTGACAACGTGATTGGAGTGGATCGATTATTCTCTCTACAAAATTACAAGTTAAAATAAATCTTGTATTTCTAGAAAATGTTTCAATTACATTTCGAAGTGATGCTTGAGCTTGAATAGTTAAGAAATCAGCCTCATCTAATATTACTACTTTGATAGATTTGAAAGACATTGTACTTGCGAAACCTGATACCTTGTCTCTAATAGTTTCAATACCTCTCTCATCTGAAGCATTTATATAAAGGTAATCACAATCTAAATTTTTAACTATTATTTTAGCTAATGTAGTTTTACCTGTTCCAGCTGGTCCATAGAATATAAGGTTTTGGATATCATTTTGATCCAAATATTGTTGGATTGATTTTTTGATATGCTCATTACCTACATAGTTTTCTAATGTGACTGGTCTATATCTTTCTACTAATAAACTGTGATCTTTCATAACTTAATTTTAATTGAATATACGAAACATTTTTTAAATTTCCAAATATACCCACTAGAATATTTGTTAACTAAATTTTAATAAATTTTTGAAGGTAAATTTCCTATCCTATCTTTTATAAATTTAGTTACAATATTATAAGCTTCATCTGTCCCAACAGGAACTGGTATTTTTTCTCCTGGGAATATTTGATTTATAGTATTTATTTCTTCAGGGGTTGCTTCATCGCTATAAGCACAATCTAATAACTTTATTTTATTTATTATAATTTCATTAGCATCTCCTAATTCTTCATCATATAAATCTCCTCCAAACATTTTTGTTAGTATCTCAGTGGTGTTTTCTTGAGCAAACTTATTAGAAGCATTAATGTATTTTTTTAAATCAGATTTAGAATCCCCTACTTCTTTATCTATAAATTCTTTAAATTTAGATTGCAAACTAAGTGAAGAAACATTACTTCCTGGGGATCCAAAATTAATCCATCTTCTTCCAGTATCATCTGGGACAGACATGAGGTCTGTTCTACTTTCTAATACTATGTTTCCTTCTAAATAACATAATACTCCATGGTTCCAATGTGCTTTTAAATCTCTATATAGTTTTATATTTTTATTTCTAGTCATAGTACTAATACTTTTATTAGTACCTTCTAAAGACTTTAACTGATTTAATTTTTCAAAGTTAGTTATATGAAAACTTTTAATAGTTTTTCTTTCATTTAAGATTTTAGCTATATTTGGAGTTAATGGAAACCAATATTCAGCAGCTAAATCTGGTGAACTTTTAAGCCACTGTATTTCTTTTAGTAGATTAGTTAATTTTATCATGTTTATAAATATTATATCCCCTGTCTGAAATTATCTCCATAAAAACTATATGTTTTAGGTTGTTCTACTGGTATTTCAACTTCTTCTTGTGATATAATATATATTTTTCCACTCAATGGAGCTAAACGATATTCTCCTTTAAATCCAGTAGATTCAAAATATGCTTGAAGAGTATCTGTTAGCGACTTGTATACAGTACTATTTTCTCCATCTTTAATCAATTGCCAAGAATCCCCTGGAGGGATTCTTGTTGCAATTTGAATTAAAGTTTCTTTTAATGTAGTATCCATCTTAATACATTGGCATTTCAGATGATTGATCTTTCACTTCAGGGTGTTGAACTATAATACATTCTGTGATTAGGATTGATCCTGCAACTGCAGCTGCATTTTCTAATGCTGTACGAGTTACTTTAGCTGGGTCAATAATTCCTGCTTCTTTCATGTTTACTATAGCTTCTTTTTTAATGTTGAAACCAAACCATGGTTTTGAACCACCTTCACCTTGTTCTCCTATTTCGCTTAGGATTGGATAAATTTCACTATCGTTTAATCCAGCGTTTTTAAGAATTTGTTCGAATGGTTTACCACATGCTTTATAAACAATACTTTTACCTAAATGAACACTACTATCTTTATCTTCTTTAGTATTAGTAATAGCTTCACGAGCATATAATAGAGCAGATCCACCACCAGGTACAATACCTTCTTCAACAGCTGCTTTAGTTGCATTCAAAGCATCATCAACACGGTCTTTTTTCTCTTTCATTTCTGTTTCAGTAAATCCTCCAACGTGGATGATTGATACTCCACCTACCATTTTAGCTAAACGATTTTGAAGTTGTTCTCTTTCGAATGGTGTTTTAGCGTTGTCTATTTGTTTTTGAAGATCTTCTATTCGGTTGTTGATAGCTGTTTCATCTCCTTTACCATCTACAATTGTAGTTTGTTCTTTAGAGATAGTAACTGTACGAGCTGATCCAAACCAATCCCAACTGAATCTATCAAGTTTCATTCCTTTATCTTTATCAAATACAGTTCCACCTGTTAGTGTAGCAATATCTTCAAGAATGAGTTTTCTTCTATCTCCAAAATCAGGAGCTTTAACAGCACATACTTTGATACTTCCTCTTGCTTTGTTTACTACTAATGTAGCTAAAGCTTCACCATCAATATCTTCAGCGATTACCAATAGAGGTTTGTTTGTTGTTGAAACATGTTCTAAAATTGGAAGTAAATCTTTTACTTGAGTAAATCTTTGATCCGCAATCAAGATAAAAGGATCATTTAAAGTACAAGTCATTGTACTATTGTCTGTAACAAAATATGGTGATTTGTATCCTCTATCAAACTGCATACCTTCTACTGTTTCAAGATATGTTTCATCTGATTTTGATTCTTCAATATGAACTACACCATCTCTACCTACTTTTTCAATTGCGGTGGCAATCAATTTACCTACTTCAGAATCGTTATTTGCTGAAATAGTAGCGATTTGTTCTAGTTGTCCTTCATTTGATATATCTTCTGCTACTTGTTCTCTAAGATGCTCAACTACTTGTTTAACAGCAGCATCAATACCACGTTTTACTTCTACTGCGTTTACACCATTGTTAATATGTTGTAATCCAGCTTTTACCATTTCACGTGCTAATAGGGTTGAAGTTGTTGTTCCATCTCCAGCTTTATCTGCTGTTTGCATTGCTGCTTGACGAACCATTTTAACTCCCAAATCTTTAATTCTACCGTTAACATTTACGCTTTTAGCTACTGTTACACCATCTTTTGTTGATAGTGGAGATTGTTGATCATTTTCAATCAATACATTTCTTCCATTTGGACCTAAAGTACAAACGACTGCATCTGCAAGGATATCAATTCCTTCCATTAATTCTTTTCTGGCTTCTGGGCCTAATTTGATTTCTTTTCTTAAATCCATTTTATTGTTCGTTTTTAATTTTTGCTAAAATTTGATTTTCAGGACCAACATAATATTCTTCACTGTCATGTTCTAGTTTAGTAAATCCCATTGTTGGTAAAATTACAACATCTCCGATTTGGATTTGGGTTTTAATAAAATCTCCAGTGATTGTATGTTTACCTGGTCCAACAGCCACAACTGTTGCTTTTTCATTTTTTTCTTTCCCCATATCTGGGACGATAATGTTACCGTAAGATTGTTCTTCTGCAGATAATGGTTTTACAATAACTGCATCAAATAGTGCTTCTAATTTTGACATGTGTTTAATTTATTTATAAGGTTTTGTGTTTCTTGATTAATTAATTTTAATTCATTCATGTATTCTTTAAGAGAGGTATAAGAATCACATTTGGTTATTTTTTGTCTAGATACTGCTTCTATGGCATTTCCTAATGTAGAATAATATCCAATAGCTTTTTCATATGTTTTTCCATTAGGATCTAATTCAACAACAGCATCTTTTTTTCTACGCCCTTTTCCACTTAAAGTAGCAGGTACTATTTCAAATACTGTATAGTTGTGTTTGTCTTTTCCTATGTAATAAGGTTCTAAAATGGGGTCTTTGATAATGGTCATATAACTTATTTATTTTATTTACTTAAATATACGAAAGGGAGAATGGGAAGCCAAATATTTTTTAAAAGCTAGTCTCAGCCTTTCTTACCATAAAATATTCACTAGTGGTGGTGGCAGTGGTAAATACCATTTGCATAAGACCATCTTTGCTCATATTCAAATATGCTGATTCCATATCTTTATTTGATTGGAGGATTGTTTTAAATATATCTGAGTTGAATGGTATTTTAAGATTTTGTTCAGTTATATCTCCTAATATTTGATATGTAATTTTATTATTATGGCCTGATTCATCTCCGAAGATAAATCTACATAATGGTTCATCATCTAAACTTTTATCAGTTGTAACTAACATATTATCTATTCCAGATAATGCTGATTTTGCTTTGATAATGTTGTTTATATCTTCAATAGTTAAAGTTAACTTAACAGCCCATTCAGGTACATTTACAGTACCTGCTTTACCAATCAATAATGGGTCTGATAGAGCATATGTTAAGTTAAAGTTGTTGTCTGAGATATGGAGTTTAGTGCATAGTTTATTGGTTTTTTCTACTTCTAGAAATAGATCACCATAGCATATACTGATAAGGTTAGATAATTTTTTAGTGTCATAGATTGCTAATTCACAATCTTCAAATTTAAAGTCATTACATTTAACACTACCGATAACATCTTTAGTAGGTGTCATAAACCTTATTTCTAATGTATTATCATTGATAATCCATTTAACGGATTCGTTTAGACCCAAATAGTATTTGTCTATTATAGACGTTAAAACCTGTTTATTTATCATTTATTTATATTTTAGAATCTTGTATCTAATCCTGGTATTGTGATTATACCTGAGTCTTTTAAGCCTTTAGAATTATATAATTGTTCTTCTACTTCAATACAAATGTCAACTCCATTCATACTAAATCTTCCTCCAGCTTTAAGTATTTTTCTAAAGAATAATTCTTGTTTTTCATCCCAGTCTTTACTAAAGTCTAGTACTTCTTGTTTAGTAACTTTTTTATTATTGAATTTGATGATAACTCCTTTTCTAATTGCTTGTGATGTTAATGCCATGTTTTTTTGATTTAAATATACAAATTTTTATTTTAGATACCAAATTAAAAGTTGAAGAATTTAGATACATGTTCATTGAGTTGTAGACTCCATCCTAAATCCTGGTATAGGTTTTCTAGTTTATTTCTGATAATACTATCAAATAATCCTTCTCGGTCAATATATTTATTTACAATTTCTAATATTTCAGGAGCATCGTTATAACCATTTAACCCTACTACTGTTAATTGATATGGGTTTGGTTTTAACATTGCTATATACATTTTATCTCCTAATGAAAACTCAGGGTATTGAACATTCAATTTTTTAAATCTTAAAATATCGTTTGTAGCTATAGCTGCTTTTGTATTTACAGGACATTTTAGTTTAAGTTTTGAAAACAATTCTCCTGATGTTGGTTTTCTTTCAATATATTCATCTAGTTTTTTAAGACCTGTAGGTTTTAATAGTTGTTTCCAATCTATGGTTTTTAGAGAATCTTTAAATTTCATTACATCCTCATCTATTTCTGTTTTGGATTTACCGAATAGAATATTTTTCAATAGTTCTTCTCCAAAGTTTTTAAATAGAGGTGGGAAATTTGATTTCATAATATCTAAACCTTTCATCTCCAATTCTTCAATTTCAATCCCCTCTTTGTTTACAATATACATTGCATATCTTCTTTTACCAGCCCAATATGCTTTTTCAGCAATAACTTCTTGTTTTAAAACAAAGTAATGTTTGTCTGCGATGTTGAACAGGTCCTGGGATATATTGTTGAGATTCTCGTTTGATTTTGTTTGTAATTCATCTGTTAATAGTAGTAACCGTTTAATTTTTTCTTCACGGTTACTGTAATCTAAATCAGGGTTACGGTGAAGTAACAATTCTGTTAATTCCATATAAAGTGAATCAGTATCACTTGCTCTTACATATTCTGTGGTTTCTTTTCCTAATTGATCTGAAATATATTGGTTTACAAATATGATAGATTCTTGAGTTAATCTTTGTCCACTATTAGTAATAGCAGCAGAACATATTTTAAACCCATCAGTAAACCTCCAAGAGTTAATAGCATATGTACCATATAAGGCATTCTGTAATATCTTAAAGGCCATTTGATACAGGTCATATAGTTTATAGTTTGCCCAATCTTCAGCTTTACCTGCTGTTTTCTTGAGTGCTCTATAATGTTCCCTTTTATCAAACCAGTCTTCTAATACTTCACAAGCAATACTTTTAATGTCTGTTCTATAAAACGCCCCACTAGCTGAAATAGACCATTTATTTTCTTCGATTAGTTCTATTAGATCACTTATTTTAATTTTAGCGTCTCTTAATCTATATGTTTTTTTATCTAATCTTTGAATTGAAATAATTTCATCTTGAGGTTTTTGTTTTAACTTTTCAAGTGAATTGGTTTGTTCATAGTTGTTTTTTGTTACTATTCTTCCTACTAGTGTTTCAACACCTAAATTAAGAGATTTAATGATTGAAGGATATAGTGAGGTAAAGTCAAGATCGGATAAATCTGAATATAGTCCTGGTTTGGGGTCTAAAAGATATCCTCCAGCATATGAATCTTTCTTTCTAACTGTTTTTAAATATCTTACTACAAGTTGATTTGATAGAGTTTTAACTGTAACTAGGTTATCTTTTATATCATATATAACACCTTCAACTGTTGGAGTATTTCGTTGATGAGTTACATGATCTCCTATCTCTAATTCTTTAATTGAGGGATTTGTTGTAGTTGGTTTATTTGGGGCTATAATGTTTTTTCTTTTAAGATATGTTAATATAGCACCTTCATTTAATTCAGTATTGTAGTATATTGATTCATATGGAGTATGACATAGGTGGGAGATAAGAACTGTTAACTCAACGAATTTAAGTTTTTCTTCTAATGCCTCTATAATTTCAACGTCTCGAATGTTATAGTCAATATACTTGTCTATATCTTCTTTAAATAATTTATCTAAAGATCCATTATACTCTACTTTACCTAATTTAGCATATTTATTTCCTATATCACCTAACTTATAGGATTGTTCTTCTTTCATAATATACTTTCTAAGTAAAAGCATAAAGTCAAGACAGTTAACTAATCCTATTTTAATAGGTGAATTTGGATTAGCAGCGTTTTCTTCAATTTTACCTATTGGAGATAATCTATTAACTTCGTCTCCCAATATTTTCTGGATTCTATAGTAAAGGTAAGGCATATCAAAGAAATCACTGTTGTATCCTACTACAATGGTTGGGTCCATCTGTTCCCATTTGTTTAGGAATTTTTTGATTAGGTCTTTTTCCGAAGAACAAGGTATAACTTGTTTTGTGCCTATAGAAATTTCTTCTAGTTTATGCTCTTTATCTAAGATAAAACATATTTTTTCCTTTGAATTAGCATCCATTAAAGCAATGGCTGTTATTTCAGCTCTTGCTTCTTTAATAGTTACTGGGTTAAGTGGTCCTAAAATTTCAATCTCAATATCCAGATAAACTATATTATGATATTTTGGTTTATCATCTGTTTTATAGTATAAATCTCTAAGTAAAACTAATTCTTTAGAAATATCTTTTTCGAGTATGGTAGGATCTTTTCTATCAAATTTTCCACTTACGGGAGTACATCTGTCTCCAAATAATGTTTCATATTCACCTTCATCATGTAATTTATAGACAGTAGGGAAATATTGAAAACATTTAATACCTTTATCATCATCACGGAGATAATAGTGATATTGGTCTGAGCCGGGTTGACGATTAAAAAATACACTTTGATACATAACTTTGATTTATATAAAGATAAGAAAAAGCTTGTCGGAAGACAAGCTTTTCTATAAAAAATATTTTAAAAAATTATGATTCTAACCACTCTGTAACAGCATTTACTGTTTCATCAAAGCTTAAATCTTCACCAAAATCATAATCAACATTTTCATTAACATCTACATTCCATACGCTTTGTTCATTTCCATCTGGTGATACACCATAGTCAAAATCACATCCTACAGCTATTTGTTGGTCTCCTTTTGTATAAAGGATAATAGTAAAATCATCATCGTTTGCTGCTGGTGCAAAAGGAATTGATCCATACGGTTTTATTTTTCCATCCACTCCAGTGTTTTGAAAAATCTCATCATGCATATCGTTAATGAGTTCATAAATTGGAGAGTCCATATCTTCATTTAATTTAGCTTTGTATTGACCTTCAGTGATCAAACCAGCAAGTTTTTGCATTTTTAAAAATTCGTTATTCATGGATTGTTTTTATTATACATATTATAAAAATTGTTTTAGGTTAGGTTTAAAATAATTTATGTTTTTCATTACCTTTCTATCACGAGTTCTATAAACAATAAAATGTTCTCCTACTTGTTCGTAGTGGCATGGTTCTCCTTGCTCTTCACTACGTTTTTTAACTGTAGTTTTTGCTTCTTCTTCGGTTTTACATGCTTTAGACATGTTTGAAGCTTGAACTTCAGCATATGCTGGGATGATTTTATCTTTAAGACCATGTAACATAGCTCCATTACCTAATGAAACATAAGTGATATCACACAATGCATCTAATACTTCAACAATATTACCTGTTTCACAAGCATGTTTATATTCTTCAAGTTCTTCAAGAATAAAGTTATAAACAAACTCCCATTCTTTTTTATCTGGGATAACTGGGGTATAGTTGTTTGGTTTGTTCATTGTTGCATTGAATGTTTCTACTTCAGAAACAAATGGTACATATCCAACTCTATTAGACA